GCTACTTTATAAGATCCTTGTGTTAATGTATTACCAACTTTTTTACCATCCATATTAATAGATGTGTCTTTAGAGTATAATCTATTTACAGCGGATGTTACTTCATTAATTGCTGATATCATTGGAGATAAATCCATTGATGAGTTATTTATTCCGTTTGTTTTTGATATATTTGGTGATACTGCTATACCATCTCCTTTGTCTGTAATAGCTGTATTACCAAAACTATCTGTTATAGTAAATGGTCCTTTTCCTGGAGGAGCAATACCATCAGAAACTGATTGTGCTTCTGATTTAGCACTATTCATTGCTGCTACAGCAGCAGCAATACCTGCTACTATACCAATAGTACCTAAACCTAATGTTAGAGCTGAAGCAGAAGTTATTTCAGCAACAGCTTTAGCGGATGATAATCCAACTAATGTTGCCATTTTAGGAATAGCTAATGCTAAACTTTTACCAAAGTCTATAGCACCAGTTAACATTTTCCCAACCATTAATGCTGCTATACTTGCTACTAGAGGGTATAGTACTAAAGCATTATTTAATAAAGAAGCAAAACCACTAACTAAACTCATTAAAGGTCCACCAGCAAGTTGTCCTAATGTTGTTTGAAGATTTTCAACTAATGTATTAAATTGTTTTTGAATTTCTACCTGTTCTAGTTGTTTAGCTTGGTATTCTTCTATACTTATTCCTTGTTTTTCTAAATCTTCAAGTTCTTGTGCATTTAATTCTGCAGCTTTATCACCATATTTGTTAATTGCTTCTTGTTTAAGTAACATTTCAGACATTTCTTCTCTACTTAATCCAAAAGCTTCAGCTAATGATTTTTGAGCAAGAACGTTTAAGTTTTCATATTCATTTAATGTACCTACTTGAGAAGCAATTTCTCTAGTTAATTCTAATTGATTACCTGTTAAAGCAGCATAACGTGCTTTTTCAAGATTAATTTGTTTACCGGTTAATAATTCGGCTTTTAATTCATTTTCAATTGATGATTCAAAATTAAGTAATGATTCACCAATTTTATCTACTGTTTCTAAATTAGTACCTAATTTTTTAGCTTCAACAACAGCAGCTGCTAATGCTTTAGGATTACCTTGGAATTTAATTAATATTCCACTGCTTAATTTAGCTATATCTTGTAATATTTCTCTTTGATCAAAACGAGTTCCTGTTTCTATTTGAGCAAGTTTTGATGCTTTAAGAAGACTACCAGTATATTCTTTAATATTTTTACCGTTAGCTGCTGAATATCGGGCTAAATTACCAGCTTCATCTGCTGTTAAACCATATAATCCTGTTAGTTTAGCAAACATACCAACTTCTTCATTGGTATATTTAACAGCAACTCCTATTTGTTTAGTTAATTCTGATTGGGCTTGGGTTAATTTAGTAAGAGTAGTAAAACCATCTCCAAGTGATACAGCATATGAATTAAATTCACTACTAATTTCTTGAGCTTCTTTTTTACTAACACCTAAAGATTTAGATAATTCAACTACTTGAGTATCTATTTTAAAGGCAGCTTGAAGAATAGCTGAGAATATTCCTGATAAGGTAAGGGAAAATCCTATTTGGTTAGATATACTTTTTTCAAGTGAGTCATAAGCTTCTTTGGCTTTATTTGAAAGAGAATTTTCTTTTTCTTTTTCTTTATTAATTTGTTTTACTTGAAGGAGTAAATCAGTAGTACTATCAAGTTGTTCAATTGCTAATTTATTTTGATAAAGTGCTAATCTAACTTTTCTTTCAGCTTTTGAATTATTATCATTTTGAGCTTTAGATAAATCACTTTCTAATTTTATTCTATTTAAAGAAAGTTTATTATTTTTATCTTGAATATTATTTAATTGAGTTCCTAGTTTTTTAGTGACATTTTCACCTTTTTCAAAAGCATCAACTAATTTTTCAGCTTCAGTAGTTGCTGCTGATAAAGTATTATTTAAACGATCAGTTAATGATCCTGCAATAGATTGCATTTTAGATTGGAGATTTTCCAATTCATCATTAAGCTTTTTTATTTCTTCGTTATCAGCCATATTAGTATAATATTACATCATATAAATATTGAAAGCCCCTATTTTTTAGGAGCTTTCGTTGTGTACGTTGGAGCTATATTAGGTCGTGCTATTTCTTTATTAGAGCTTTGTTTATTTTTTAACATGTTTTGTTGCTTTTCTGCTTCTTCATTTTGTTTATCAAAATGTTCTTTAATTTTATTAAAGGTAAATTTACGAAGCCAAATAGGCATGTTATAAATAGTATCCCAATCAAACCCACCATTACCATGAAATACTATATCATGAATTTGAGAGAATAAAATTGTTCTATAATCCGGCGTCAGGCCAAAAAAAGTTAAGACTAATTGGAACGTCTATACCCTCCCCTGTATAGTTTTCATCCTCTGGAATAAATTTTAGTTTAATATCAGGTTGAATTTGATTATAATATTCACGTAATGCTCTTGCATCTGGTGCTAATAAATAATTATCTACAAAATCACGGATTGATTTTAAATCACGTTTACCTTCTATTGAAGTAATAATATATTTTAAACGAGTTGTAATATCATATGTTTTAGTAGGATCAATTTTCTTTAATCCTTTAATTTCAGCTTCAATAGCTTTTTCATCACCGTGAGTTAACAGTTTAAATGTTACTGTATTGGTAGATTTAGGTAAAGTAAATGTAAATTCATTAGTACCTGATTGGATAACTTTATCTAATTCTTTTTCATCAAGTGTAGTTAAATCTATATTTGCTTCTACTTCTTGACCATATTGATTAGTATATTTAAAAGCATAATCTTTACCATATCCTAAAATACGAGCGGCTACTAAAATAGCGTTTTTATCACCGATTAATAAATCATCATAATTAATTGGACTAACAATTAATGCTTGCAATAATTTATCAATAACAGTACCTTGACGAATATAATTGCTATTAGTAAGGATATCTTCCTCTCTAGCAGTCATATATTTCATCTCAATAACTCCGGATGATAATGGATTTTCTTTTGGATACAATAAACCTTTTGAAGGTAATGTAACTTGTTCGGTTGGTAACTTTAATTCAGACATATAACGTTTTTAATTTTTGTGCGTATATAAATATATAAGAAATAAAAAAGCTCACCAAATGGTGAGCTCTTTCTATATATTGATTTAGTATTAGTAGTTCAATACGCAATAGTCCATAGCGACAGTAATACTTAATGAAATAGCTGCTTCACCACTTGACCAATCGTATTCACCAAAGTTTGCAGTTTTAATAAATGAACCTTTAATAATCCATTCACCTACTACATCACCAACTGGACCTAAAATATTTAAGGTTAAGTCTTTCTTGTAAAAATCTGAATAACCATCACGGCCTGTTACTGATTCGTGTGCTAAACGTGCCCATTCCATTACCGCTTGCGCACCTGATGGTGTAATTGGGTCGTATAATTCTAAAGTCATATCATTCCATCTTACTTTACCTTTAATTTTACGGTATACGTTGATATGATCTAATATAATTTCGTTTGCTTCATATCCTGGAGCCGTTACTTTCTTAATTAAATAGGCAGGAATTCCGTCTATATACATAATAAAGCGATTGGCTACTTTTGGCTCAAAAGCTGTAAACATAATTTCATTCGCGTCCAATACTGGCATAATATTTAAATTTTAATTGTTAATCTTAGTTATTAGTTATTACGTTAATAAATATGTAAAAAAATAAAAAAACTATAATATTTACTTTAATTTTATTCTTTGTTTTATTTAATAGTTATCAATAAATATTAATATTTTTACAGTCCAAAAGGTTAAGGGCATGCATTAAGTATTATTCTACTATTTCTAGTTGTTGTACACGATATTGTCTTCCAGTTTCATCAGCTGCTTGAAGTTCATTAGCTTTTGCTACTGCTTCTTCCTCATTATCATACTGATAAATTGGATCTTCTGGTGTTAATTGAGCTACCCAAATTTGATCTAAACCTGGGATGAATTGCATTTGTACTTGGTAAATCATAATCTATTACTATTATAAATATACGAAAATAAAAACAAAAGCCCCAACTTTCGTTAAGGCTTTGTTTTAGTTATTTGTTTAATTTTAATTCCTTATGCTGGGAATTGAGCTCCAGTTGGAAGGATATTGAAGTTTAATATGATAAATTCAGCTGTTTTAGTAGGTTGAATATAAATTGTACCTACTAATTGGTTTCTATCAATTACATCAGGTGTATTGTTAGTATCATCCATTACTACTTTAAACGCAAATAAACCTTGACGTTGTACTACTGATTCTAAGTATGGATTAACTTGTGATAAGAAACGATTTCTTGTTACAGCTGTATTTTGTTCGAATACTAATGTACGAGCTACGTTTCCAACAAATCCTTTTAATGAAATTAATAAACGACGTACGTTTACTCTATCTAATGATGTAGCTTTACGTTGTAATGTTTTCTGACCAAATGCTACAACACCATTACCTGGGAAGGTAGCTAATGGATTAACATTTGCAGAATATAATGTATCGCGATCTGTTTGTTGTAATCTACGTTCAGCTCTTACTACTGATGGAATACCACCACGGTTTAAACCTGCTGGAGCGAACCATTCAGCACCTACTTGATCGTTAAATGCATAAACACCACCCATTACTGTTGAAGGAGGGCACCATACAACTTTACCTAAATTTGTGCTAAATAATTGAACCCATGGATAATAAGTAGCACCATAGTTACTTGACTGACCAGCAGCATTTGTTGCAGCAGCGGTAAGTGAAGTACCATATACTCCATTATCTACGATTGCAATAGCATCACCTCTTGATTCAACACATGAAATTGCATTATCAGCAGCTGAACTATCTAAACCAACACCAGGAGCTAACAATATATTGAATTGATATTCGTCTTGGTTAGTTAATAATGTAAATGCATTTAAATAATCGTTTGGACTGTATCCTTGGATGTTGGTTGTTGTAATTAATTCATTCATTAATTGTTGAGTGGTTGTTGCAGGAACACCACCAGCAAATGAACCACCAAATGAACCACTACCTAAGTTAGGTAAGCTACCGCTATATGATCCTGATTTGTAGAATCCATTATTATCAATTGAATCTACGTTTGGAGTTGTAACAGAAGAAACACGTACATATTGAGAAGCGTTTGCAAATGAACCTGTATAATTTACAAACCCATTAGTAACATCGTATACTGGTTTTAAATCACCAATTACACGAGAAACATAGTTAGGTAATTGTGGATCTAATGATAAATTAGCCCATGTTTCTAAAATATTAGGTTGTGCATTATTATCATCACCACGACGAATTATTAATGTAAATAAACCTGAACCGGTATTAACATTTGTAATTTCATATCGAACGTTATCAACTGAACCACTTGCTAAAGCACCTGCAGATAAACTAGAGGTATTATTCATTTGATCACCCCAAGCTAAAGTTTCTAGGGTAAATGAAGCAGTTACACTGCTATTAGCATTTAAAGCAGCTACATCTGCAGTTGCATATGTACTAATATTAGCTGAACCACTAATGATTCTGGTTACTAATAATGTTTGACCTCCGTTTTGGAAGTATTCTTTAGCTGCTAGAGAAGTAAAGTATTCATAGTAATATGAAGCACTTTTAAATGTTTCACCAAATATAGATTGGAATTCACTAAATGAGGTAACATAAGTAGGTACCATTGGACGACCTTTTACGGTTGGACCTACGATAGCGGCACCTACAACTTGAGGACCTTGAGTATATGCACTCTGATCTGATTCAATTTGGAAAACACCAGGGGAGATAATTTTTTCTGCCATTTTGTATGATTAATTATTAATTTATTTTAAATAGAGTTTGTCTAGTAATAAATATCTAAAAAAACGTACAAAACGCAGAAATAATTAGAGTGGAGTAATTTCTCCAGACGCTAAATCAATATTACCAGCTCCGTATTTCTCTTGTAAAGAATCTACTAATTCTTTTTCTTTATCACCGATTGTATTCATATCACTTAAGATACTATTTTTTTCAGTTTTTAAAGATTCAGTTTGAGCTAATAAATAATGTAATTGTGCTTCAACACTTCCTAATTCAAATACAGCTTTGTTGTATTGTGCTTGTAAGTCTTTAATTGCATCAATTTCTTCTTGTGTTAGTTGTTTTTTTAGATTTTCCATTTTTTTAAGGGACATGAGTTAATAGGAGAGTAGATTTTCTTGGATAAAGGACAACCACATTCATCACAGTAAAAGAATTTTAAATGATCGTTATGCTTTTTTTCAGGACATTCGTCACATATAGCAGAACGAGACAATGCTTTTTTTTCTTCTTCTGGTGAGGGATTAGCTGCTATTATCCAAGCTTTGGCTATCTCTACTAACTTGTTCAAAACTAGTTAATTTGTTTATTTAGAGGCTTTTTTACCTTTTCTTTTATCGCCTTTAGTTGCTTCAACAACATCTTTTGTTTGTTTAGCTACTTCTTTAACGGCTTTAACTACATCAGCAGCTTCTTCAGATACACGTTTAGCACGAGCTTTAACTTCTTTAGCTACTTCTTTAGTTTGTTTAATTTTAGTGTCAACAACATCAGGGATATTGTTTCCGTCTTTGTCTTCGATTTTGCCAAATTTCATTAAGGCAAAAATTGCTGCAACAGCTACTAAAGCTGAAATGATAAAAATTGTCATAGTTTTATTTTTTTGTTTTTGATTTGGTTACTTTTTTAGTTTTGGATTTTACAGGATTAATTAAATCATAATTTTCTACAGGTGTTCTTTCTTCTTCCTCTGAATATGAAAAATGTTTGATTGCGTAATTAGCTCCTAATGCTGCTAATGCGGAGCAAAAAATGATAATTAATACTGTTGCCATAAATTTTTGTTTAAAGATTGATTAAATTAGTTGTCGTATATAAATATATATACCTTTTAGGAGACAACCAAATTTATTTAAGAATCTTTACCTTACTTGATAACACACCTAAATTTATAGGAAAATATAAAAATCCTCCCTCATTTACAAAAGGTAAATATTTAGTTGTTAATGTATCTGTTAGTTCTTCTGTTAATCCTTCACACCACCATATATCTAAAACAATTATATCATATGTTTTTGTTGGTGTGTATGTTAAAATATCATCATTTATAATATTTACATTCTCATTTAAATAACCTAATTGGTTGTTTATATCAATAACGTTTTGATCTATTTCAACAACATCAACTTGTGCAAAATCTTGAGAAACATATACTTGAGTTCCTAATCCTAATCCACCTATTAATATAGAATCATATTCTACATCTAATAATTCTTGAGAATATATAAGAATATAATCAGGATTATCCATTACACAATTGTTATTAGGATACCACAATTCTAAATAATTTACTCCAATTCTATTTTTTAAAATATATCCATTAATATTTAAAGGTTCATTTAATATATGTTTAAATATACCTTTAGAATCAGTAGAGTAAAGAAATGTATTTAATAAACTATCTTTATTTATCATAATATTTAAAATTAAATTATTTGTTGCCCCCACCAGCAGTCGCATAAATATTAGAAGCTGTGCCTGATACTATTGTATAAGTTGCTGTTACTGATGCATTTGCTCCGAATCCACTTTGGTACGCATAATCTTGTCCTCCAAGTGTAGAACCTATTTTAGCTACTGCTTGTGAACATATAAATCCAACGGGTTTTGGTCCAACTGTATGATCTATAGCAATTACATCACCAACAACTACAGTAAAGTTTCCACTAGCGCTAGAACCACCTGAATCTATAGTATTACCATTTTTCCGAATTGCAAAAGAGTTACCTGTACAACCAAGAGCATCATAACTATAATTAACTGTTTTTTCTGCTGCTGGGGATGCAGAAGGTGTTCTTGAAGGTGTTAATGAAGGTGTTCTACTAATAGAAATTGATGGTGTTACACTTGGTGTTCTACTAATAGAAATTGATGGTGTTACACTTGGTGTTCTACTAATAGAAATTGATGGTGTTACTGATGGTGTTCTACTTATTGATATACTAGGTGTAATACTTGGTGTTCTAGAAATACTTATACTAGGTGTTATACTAGGTGTTATTGTAACTGATGGTGTTAATGAAGGGGTTCTACTAATAGAGATACTTGGTGTAATTGATGGAGTTAATGATGGTGTTCTACTAATAGATATACTTGGAGTAATAGATGGTGTAATTGTAACTGAAGGTGTAATTGATGGTGTTCTACTAATAGATATACTTGGTGTAATACTAGGTGTAATTGATGGTGTTCTAGAAACAGTTATTGATGGTGTAATTGAAGGTGTTATTGTTATTGATGGTGTAATTGATGGTGTTAATGAAGGTGTTCTACTTACAGTAATACTAGGTGTAATACTAGGTGTAATTGTAATTGATGGTGTAATAGACGGTGTTAATGAAGGTGTTCTACTAACAGTAACAGTAGGAGTTATACTTGGTGTTCTAGTTATTGAAGGTGTTACTGAAGGTGAAACAGCAACAGCAGCATGATTATATCCATACCAACTACTAATTGTAAATGGAGCACTTGGTGTTGGTTTATAAAATGAGTTTTGATTTATAGCAACATATAATCCTAAAGAAGAAGAAGCTAATGTTAAAGGAGCTTGAGATGGTATCCCCAACTCAATCCTAATATCATTCATTCCTAAACTTCCAGATAATGGTAAGGTCATTACTTATTTTTGATTATATCTTGTAACTCTTTAATTTGTTCCTGTTGTTCTTTAATTGCTTGAATTAATAAAGGAACTATTTTTTCGTATTTAACGGCTTTATATCCACTATCACGTGTAGTTACTACTTCAGGTAATATAGATTCTATTTCTTGAGCAATAACTCCAACATCATGTCCTTTAAATCCGTGTAATGATACTAACTCTTCTTCAGTTTTCCAATCAAATGTGTAACCACCTATTTTATTAAGTTTGTCTAAAGCATTATCAATTGGATTAATATTTTCTTTAAAACGAATATCTGAAGTTGAAAATGCTACAACATCATTGGATGCATCAATTCTACCAACTGTTGCTGATGGATTAATAGAACCTACTGCTAAACTTTGTCCCATAGTAATGCCTCCACTACCACTTATAGTCATTCTTACAGCAGATGTACTAACATCAACAAATCGTAAAGAAGGTGTTGAAGTATCACCATAAACATCTATATACCAACCATTAGCATTATCTAAAGCTCTGCCAAAACTTACTTGACCTCCTTCGCTTCCATTATCAATTCTTCCTGCAAATATTTCTCCATTATAAACATTTAATGAACCTGTTATATTAACAGAACCAGTAAATACTTGTGTGTTTGCTAATGAGTTTCCAAATACGTTAGATCCACTGCTATATATAACACTACTTGTTATTGTTTGTACTACTAAGGTTTGTGCTGTAAGTGTGCCTGTTGAAGTTAATGAACCTGATAGGAATAATGAACCAGTTACTGAATGATTATCAGAAGGAGCATTTCCTATTTTAACACCAGTATTTGTTACTTGAAATTCAACACCACTTCCTGTAAATACTACTAGAGAACCAGATATTAAGGCACTACCAGAAACATCTAAATTATAACCGGATGCTATAGTACTCTTATTAATACCCATAGATCCGGTAGCCGCATTTACTATAAATTTAGTAGTATTTATATCAAGGTCTCTAATTCCAGTTCCAGTAGCTACAAAAGTTAAATATCTTGTTGTATTTGATGTAGTAGATCCTATTGTTGAGTTAATTGATACAGATGCAGTACTAGCTTGTGAAGCACTAGTAGCAAAAGATGCTGTTCCGAATAATGAACCTGTTATAGGCTGAGTTATAGTTAATGAACCCGTAAATATTGAATCCT